AAGTCACCTGACCCATTAAGTAAATTAGAAGTGTTTTACATTGCCAAACACGAGATGTTTAAAGCAGCACGTAAGGCGGGTTTCTCCGAGTCCGTTGCGCTGTATCTCATGGATAGCCCTGAATCAATGCCTGACTGGATCGTAGGCGACAAGGGAATTATCCCAACTATCCCTACTCCAGACGAGGAAGACGATTAAGCGTTGGCTAGTAATATCAGACCTGCAGGTTCCATATCAATTGGATTCTGCCGTAAAGAATATAATCAAGCTAGCCAGGCGGGAGAAGTTTGATTCTGTACTGGTGGTTGGCGACGAGATTGACTTTCAATCGATTAGCAAATGGAGTGAAGGAACACCTCTGGCTTATAGCGAGGATCTACACGCTGACCGTGAACTATGCAAGCAGATACTGTGGGATATCGGTGAGTACAGTCCAGAAATGCATATTATCCGCAGTAATCATACTGATCGCCTATACAACACTTTATTAAAGGTGCCAGGCTTAATCAATCTGCCTGAGCTACAGTACCCAGCCTTCATGGGGTTCGCTGATATGGGCATGACCTATCACCGCAAGGCCTATGAGTTCCACCCCGACTGGATCCTTTGCCACGGGGATGAGGGAAACATGAGCCAGCACGCAGGTATTACGGCCTTAAATTTGGCTAAGAAATTTGGTAAGTCCGTTTTAGCGGGGCATTCGCACAGGCTGGGCATGAGTGCCTACTCAGAGGGCGTAAACGGCCATTACAGGGCCTTATATGGCTGTGAGGTAGGTAATCTTATGGATAGAAAGAAAGCGGGCTATATTCGCTATAACAGCGCTAATTGGCAGAATGGGTTTGCTATACTCGAGTCCGAGGGAAAGACGCTAACACCCACGTTAGTGCCTATTGATCCAAAGGATGGCTCATTTACCGCACTCGGCAGGTATTACAGGTAAAACGTTACCAAACCGTTATACAAATATGCACTAAAACAATCCACAAAGTCGTACACAGGTGCAATACTAAGCCCGTACCACGAAGCACAGTAGTGGTATAGACGGGCTACAAATGAAAATACAGATTGATATAAAGGCGGCTGACTTTGAGCAGCTATGGATTACCTCAATGGAATGGAACGGCCAGGATTGGGAAAAGCAGGTAGACAGATTTGAACCTGCGCCATTGCTAACCTGGAAATATGCGTACTGGTTTGATAATTACGCTGCTTTAAAAATGGCACAAGCCTTCTTAAATGTAATGGGCTCAAATCACGCTATACATAGCGATGAAGGCACAGGCGATTGGGTATTGCTAACAAGTTACGCCAGCCCTTGCCATTTACGCAAAACACTGGTGAACGTATGAACCTATACGCTGACTTAAAAGATCTTGGTTATGTAATTATGTGGGGAATAATGGTTGTATTGATTATTGCCTGGATCATCTACGAAATTAGAGACACGGCATTTCAAAATGGGTATTGGAAAGGCCGTGCCCAGGGTTGGGACTCTCATCGTAGATTAATGAATACTAAGTTAAGGTCAGATGAGGTATTTGACTATGACAAAAACTGAGCAGCTTTTTGCAAATGTTATCGACACCCTCCACAGTAGAGGCGCTAATTATGGCCACCCAATCGGAAACCATAAACGCATTGCCGAACTCTGGTCGGCTTATCTTGGCTATCCAATACAACCAAATGAAGTTGCAATATGTATGTGCCTGGTCAAAATCAGCAGACAAGCTGAGGATCCACGAGTCGATGACAATTACACCGATGCGCTTGGATACCTTGCGATTGCAAAAACCGTGACAGAAGCTATGCAGGATGAGGATGGAGTGTGGGCAGATGGCATTTAATTTAGATGATTACACCACCGTCCAAGAACGGTCCAATATTTTCTGGGAAAGGTATAAAAATGGAGCAGTACGAACGAAGATTATCTCGGAGTCAGACACTCGAGTCATTGTGGTATGTGAATTATTTAGGGACGCAAGTGACGAAAAACCATTCGCAACAGGTCATGCGAAAGAGGTCATATCGGATCGTGGGGTTAATCGTGATTTTGCGCTTGAAAATTGTGAGACTTCGGCTCGAGGGGTTGCTTTTAAAGCAGCTAATATCGGTACTGAGAAGAATGGACCAAGTCGAGAAGAAATGGCTAGAGTTGTAAAAACTCAAACTAATTACTCGCCGCCTGGGACACGGGCAAGGGCTGTAGAAAATGTACTGCGTGAATCTTTTAGTGTAGAAAACAAGCTAGATAATCCCGTGCAATGGGCTGTAGATGGCGTGACACTGCCAAGCGCACCGAAGCCGCCACTTGTATGTTGTAATGCTGGCCATGCTTTAAAAACGGGCCAAACTAAAACGACTAATAAGCCGTACTACGGTTACGTGTGTCAAGACGGTATTAAAGAACATGCCGTATGGGCTAAGCAAGATGCCACTGGCGCTTGGTATTTCCCCAAACAGGAAGGAGGCGAATAATGGGATACGTTGAACTTAAAGATGGATCAGGATTCACCCTACGAATAGAGAACGATAAGAGAACCCTGATACCATCAACTGACCGCTGCGTTAGCTGTAATGACGACAGACTATTAACAGACGGTATTTACCTAGTATGTACTCAATGCCACTGTAGGCAATAAGGATATTACCATGACGCACGCACAGTTCAAGTGTAACGGCTGTAAGCGCAACACCGAGTTCTTGTGGTTGGATCAGTTGGAAATGCCAGAAGGATTTAAAGCGTATCAGTGCATGGATTGTGGGTGTGTCGGCGTGAAAAATATAGCGGAGGCACTTACTATACCTGACTCGGACATAATCCGATGCGATAAGTGTGGTAGTTGGAAGTTCATTACAGTGGTCTGCCACACTTGTTCACTAATAAAGGAGAAGTAATGGCTATCTTCAGTAAAGGCGTAAATTCGCCAGGTTATAAAGAGAATAATGATTACTACACACCAGAATGGATATTTGATGCATTGGGCGAAACATACGATTTAGACGTATGCGCTCCAACTGGTGGTGTGCCCTGGCTACCAGCTAAGAATCACTATGACTTAGAGGCTGATGGGCTAGTACAGCCCTGGCATGGCTTCGTTTGGTGTAATCCTCCATATAGCAAGCCAACACCGTTTATTGATAAGTTCTTGGCGCATGGTTATGGAATTATGCTGGTACAAGTATCTAAATCTAACGCATTTGTAAAACTGTGGAATCAAGCTCACGGTATAGCATTGCTGCCACCTAAATTAAAGTTTGTGCATAAGACCGAAGGCCTAAAAGGTATCTTTATGAGCTGTGTACTTGTGGGCATGAGTGATAGAGCGTTAGAAGCTATGAAGAGAGCCAACTTTACTCGGGTGCGATAATGACAGAATCCACCGATATTAACTGGGCCTACCAGAATGCATTGCGTAAGCAGTGGCTGATAGATAATCCTAACTCACAGTATATTGGATGGGTATCAATATGACTCTGGCTGGTTACGATCAAACGTGGATTGATCTGGATGATATCATTCCCTACTTCGCCACGCCGTGTGACCTGCGGTTATGCTAAATGCTATTGACTCCGCTGGTACGCTCTAGATCGCATTCGCCCTCAAGGCGAAAAGGCGAGCCCCGTAGGGGAAGGCTCGCATGGTGCACGCTAGTTGGGTGCGCTGTATTTGTAGGACAAATGTTAAGCCTTGAAAGAGCTGATTCTGCTGTTAATTACAAAACTAATCATTACAGGCAGTGGGCATTCATACAATTAAATAATCTAGATGAGTTCTATTGCTTAGACGAGTTGTATTTCCATGAATCTAGGTGGAACCCTAATGCACGTAACGGTTCACACTATGGGATACCGCAAGGCAGGTCTAAGTACCTGGCTACTGTAGACGGATTTAAACAGGTTGAATGGGGTATTAAATATAACTACAACAGATATGGCTCTATGTGTAACGCACTTAATCATTGGCAACTAAAGGGCTGGCATTAGTGGTTAACAAGAAGGCCAAACACCAGCGTGCGATGGGTAGCCAGCAATGGAAGAAGCTAAGACTTATGGTGCTCGACAGGGATGGCAGGATCTGTTATGCGTGCGGAAGTGAGGCCAATGAGGTAGACCACATCTGGCCACGCTCTAAGGGCGGTGATATGTTCGATCCACTCAATTGTGCAGCCATTTGCCGTGCGTGCAACCTCGCTAAAGGGGACCGTTTTTTTAGCCCTACGCCGAC